ATCGACCAGACGCTGTTGGGCCGCGCCAAGGGCGCGTTCCTCCAAAAGTATTTCGTCTGCATCAACCGAGACTTTGGCGACTGGCAACCGCGCAAGGGCGCGCTGGAGCAAGTCATGGACGCCATCCGCCCGGCTACCTTCGTGTTGGACCCCGGCGAATACAGCGACAAATTGCCGCAGCTTAATGTTGTGGAAATGCGCTGCGATATGCCTGACCGCAAGCCCTACGAAAAGATGAAGCGCGACCTGGTGTTGGAGTACGGCGACGACCGGATTATTGCGGCGAACGCCGCCGCCGTGACAAACAAGCTCCAGCAGATGGCGTCAGGATTTGTCTACGATAACAAGACGATAGCGTCAGAGGAAAAGGGAAAGTTCACTATGAAACAGAAGGTAATCTGGTTTTCATCACACAAATTTGAATTAATCGAAGAGATTCTGAACGAGAACCAGCGCGACAACACGATCATTGTCTACAACTACAAGGAGGAACTTGCCGAGTTGCTGCGCCGGTATCCCCACGCCCGCACTATCGACGACTTCAACGCCATCCAGCGGTGGAACGCGGGCGAGATCGAGCTGCTGTTGATCCATCCCAAGTCAGCCGGTCACGGTCTGAACCTCCAATTCGGCGGCAGCAAGATCATCTTCCTGTCTATGCCCTGGTCATTGGAACTATTTGAGCAAACGGTGGGGCGCTTGCACCGGGGCGGTCAAACCAAAGATGTCTGGTGTTATTTGCTGATCTGTAATAAAACTATAGACGAACGGATATGGATTGCGCTTCAGGACAAACGCGCGATCTCTGACATAGCACTTGAGGAACTGACAGCATGAACTGGCGCGAAATCAACAAGGCACTTCCCGATCTGGATGAGGACGCCGTTCGCCGTCTGTTGGAAGACGAGCGCAAGGGCGAGCAACGCCAGTCGGTGTTAATCCGTTTGCATCAACGCTACACAATGTTGCGAGCGGCGCGTGAACGCGCGGAGATCCTTGGCGACGCGGTTTTTCCAGAGGTAATGGCGCTCACTTAAACCATGCTGGAAGCTTTGGCCTTAACCTCGGCCACGCGGGCGGACCAACCTTTGCCAAACGTGTCAAAGGTGGTCAGCCGCTTCAGGAAATTGAGGCGCATGTCGCAGAGAACTTCAATTGTTTGCTCTGGATCAAGCGCCTCAATCGCGTCGATAGATTTGGGGCCAATGATGCCATCCGCGAAAACCCCTGCGATTTCCTGAAGATATTTCGCGGCGCGTCGGGTTCCAGAATTTACGGCTAGATCATACGTCGCATAATCCACGCCCGCAGGAAGCTGGTCGCCTTTGATCTTGTCCCAGTACATGGCCTTGTAGAAGGGTTTTACGACGTCAGGCGTTAACGCGCGCATCTCAGTCTCAGTCACGTCGCGGTTAAGATACGCTTCCCAATTGCGCTGCGTAACGCCAAGGTTGGTGCGCCCACCAGGATCGCGCGGGTTGTTGACGTAGCCGCCTTCGTTTTGAATTATAAGGGCGAAGCACTTGTCGAAGTTTTCCTTCACCGCGCTACACCCTTGATCTTCTCGAAGGTGCGAAGGCCACCCATGCCAAGCATGGCAAACACAAGCTGCCAAAGCATGTCGTCAAGCTTGGGCGGCGCAGCCAGATGGACGCCCATCGTGAGCGTGATCCACATGACAAGAGGGGCCAGCACGTACTGGTAGGCCAACGCCAAACCGCACGTCCAGCCGATAAACGGACGCCAGCCAGACACGAAGACGTTTGCGTTGGCGGCTTCAACGGCGTTTACATCGCTCTGGGCCTTGTCCCAAGCCTGAAGGCTCGACCGCAGTTCGCTTTCAGCTTTGGCCTTGGCTTCTGGATCAGGCACAAACTTGTCGAGAACCTTCAAGCCCGCCGCAATGGCATCGTCAATTCCAAAGCTCATTTGTCGGCCTTTCCGTCAAGCTTGTCGTAAATGCGTTGGAACATGTTTTCGATATGATCCATGCGCTTGTCCATGTCGAGCTTGCTGACATAGGACTTAGGCAGGTCTATCTCTAGATCATGAAGGTCTGATCTCAACTCTTTGACCGCGCCCCACAGTTCGCGCGCGAACCAGCCGCCCGCGCCAATCGCAGCGACGCTGATCATGTTGAGGATGTTCTGCGTATCCATCATAGACCTATTCAGTTATGGGAGGGGCGTACATAAGCGTTTGCGGAACAGTGCGACCTGCAACGTCAGTTGTAAGCGCGCTCATAGGCGCACGAACATCACCGCGACGCATGGATGCGGCCAATTCGTTTGCGTACCCGCGAGACATAAAATTCTGCAATCCCCGCGCCCCCGCACCGGTTCCAGCAAGGCCAGCGCCAAAAGCCATCATTGTAGGATCTTGTGTATACGCCCCATACCCGCCAACAGCAGCAGGCAAAACGGATCGCACCATGCTGGCTTTTGATATGTTGCTTGGCCCAAGCGCGCCTAGAAACTGAAGCGCGGTAGAATTTGCGCCGCCTTCGGCGATGTTTGCAATAGCGGCGCGTTCTTCCGGGTTAAAATATTTGATTCTGTTAGGGCTATTAGATATTTTGCTGAATTCATTTTTAAGCGCCGACGAAAAATTACTTCCTTGCGACGCGCGGTCTACGGCTCGAAGAATATCCTCGCTTTTAGCCCAGCGAGCATACCCACCTATGCCACTCATGAGCGCCTGTTGGCCTTCAGCAACATTGCCTGCCGTCGTGGCGGCGTTGGCTGGCGTTGTAATAAAATCGTCCAAACGGTCTTCAATAACCCCAATCAAACGGCTAGCCGTTCTAGGCGCAGTTCGGTGAAGATCGCCGAGGTCTTGGCGAAGCGCATGAAGCTCGTCAATGGTTCGCGGTTGTCCCTGATACCGCTGTATCAACGCAAGCGCGTCATCAACCGCCGCCTGTCGATTAGACAGCGGGTTCCAATTATTTGCCCGCAATGCAGTTTCCGCTTCCTGCGAAAACGTGTTGAACGCTGCGGGATCATAACGTATGCCGCTATTTGTAGCAGTTTGAAAATTTGCGCGTGCTTGCGCTAGTGCCTGATCGCGAGACACATTTGCGCCCGTGGCAATATTACGCGCGCCTTCGGCAGCGCGAACGCCTTTTTCTACCAGCGCCGGGCCAGCTTTGCCGCTAAGAATGCCGCCCGCCAGACTACCTGCTGCAAGCGCGTAGGGATCTTCAACGCCAGATTCGCGCATGGCAACAGGCGTCGCGGCAGCACCCGCACCGCCAAACGCTTGCGAGGTGGGTTGTTGAGCAAACCAATTAGCGACGCGCTGAACGCCAGGTCGAAGCGCGTTGGTCGCAATGGTGCGCGCGGCCCCGACGCCGCCTAGACCACCAAGCGCGCCTTCAACAGTTGCTGCTTGAAGTTTTTCCGCAGACGTTGTTGGCGCTTGATACATCCCGGCTTTGGCGTACATGTTACGCATAGCCTCGGAGCCTGACGGAATGGGTTTGGCCCCAAACGGCGTAGCGGCTACATTGTAAAGCCCCGACGCAAGATCTGTGAGCGCCAACGCCCCCATACCGGCCATAGCGCCCGCAGGTACTGTAACGGGTGCAGCAGGACCGCCCAACGCGCCCAACGCAGCACCAGCAGTTGCGGCTGTTGCATATGGAAGCGCCGCGCCTGCCGTTGTTTTTATTGTACTGGCTATTGAAGGTGCGGTAGATGGTTCGGATTGCGCTTCACGCCCTGAAGGCATTCCTTCGCCGTTACCGCGCATACGACGAATTTCGGACGCAAAAACTTTGGCATCAGCGGCGTTTCCCGCCGCGTCAGCCTTGCGAAGCGCCGCTTCAAGCTGCTCAAGTGTCGCCATGATTATTTGTACTTTTCCAAGAGATCATCGACGTTGGGGCCAGCTTTATTAGAAGACGGATTTTGCGCTCTTCCGGCGGTAAGATCCGTTTCCTTCAATTTCATGTTTGTGCCAAACCGCTCACTCAAATTATTGAGAGTGTCAACAATCGTTTTGACCGATTGACCGGGATTGGACAGCGAATTGAGGTACGCGCGCATTTCCGCGTTGGAGTCGATGTTCTTTGCCGACATGCCCGTCGCGCCCATGAGCGCGGACAACATGGTCTGACGCATGTTGGAAAGCGTAGATACCGCCTCGCCGCGTTCCGGTGAAAGCACTGTCGTAAGCCCTGGGGCGGCGGTTGCCGCAGCGGCTTTAGCGCGGTTAGCCAATGTGGTTTCACCCGTCTTGACCAACATGCCTTTTGCGCCAAGATCCTTGTACTGCGTAACGATATTAGCGAGCGTTTTGTCAAACTCTTGACGAGCTTGCGCCCGTTCAGATTCGCTAAACCGCTTGTCAATTTCAAGTTTTTGCGTTTGTTCCGCACCTTTTTCAGCCAGTTTTTCTTGCGCGACTTGCGTCCGCTGCCCAGCCAAAGTAGTTGGTGCGGGCGTAGAAACTTCGGGCAATGATGGCGTAGGCGGCATAGTCGTTAGGGGTGCAGCCGCAAGCGGTGCAGTAGCCGCAGGCGCAAGCGCGTTCATACCGCCCGGCGCAATGCCGGGAAGTTGATTTGCAACAGGCGCAACGCCACCTTCAGGAACTACAGCAAATGTGCCCGTGTTTTTATTAATGGCAATCGGCCCCGCCGGCCCCATAAGATATTGCGGTTCTTTGGGCTTGAGAGAAGATACAATTTCAGCAGTTGTCATCATTGCGCGATCAACGGCTTCAGGCGAATAGGTTGGATTGTAAAAATTTTTCAATTTAGGCGGAAGCGCCTCGTACAGTTTACCGTATACGCCCGCGCGTTGATCTTCGGGATATGATTGAACAACGCGAAGTGCTTTTTCAAAGCTGTCGCCGTGCTTGTTGACAAGATCAACCGTAGCCGAATCGGTGCGAATGCGATCAAGTTCAGCCGCGCGCGCAGCCGCCGCCGCCGCCGCGCCCGCTGCCTGTTGCTGTCGTTGGTACGTAAATGCCTTGAGCCCGGCTTCAGGATCAATACGCCCCGCCGCATCAGCATAAGCTTTAGAATTAACGCCATACTGCGCCGCAGCGGCGCGCAACGCGTTTTCTTTCTGAAGTTCTGCCGCCCGCTGTTGCATAAGCATGTTGGATGTCTGCATTTTCTGCATGTGTTCAGCCACGCCCAACATGTTGGGGGCTTGAAACTGCTGAAGCTGCGGAAGCGTGGTGTTATAATCGACCATCGTTCTACCCTTAATAGAGACCGGTGCCGCCATACATGGGGGCCAAAGGTACCCCGCCGCCGCCGCCAAAACGGTTCAGGTACTGATTTTGCGTGTACGCGCTCATGCCTTGGCTAAGTGCATTGTTGACCGCGTTTGCTTGGTTCAGGTAGCCAGACGCCTGCGCGTTGCCACCCGCGACCGCAGCCTGTCCCAGACCTTGGCCCAGATTACCAGCTGCGCCTGTCAGCTGATTGGTGCTGGATTGTCCAGCGCCCATCAAACTTTGCAGCGGGTTCAACTGATTGCTGCGGTTGGTCTGATAACGGTTGAAGGCGTTGGTGTATTCCTGCGACCCAGCCTGCTGGCCGTAGTTCGTTGCGGCCTTAAGCGCCGCCCCAGAAATCATGCCGCCGCGCGCCGCAGCCTGCGCGTTCAACCCCTTCATGCCTTCGCTCAACCGAAAGGCGTAACCAGGATCTGCCGTAAAATCTTCCATACCAAAATCGCGCGCGTACTTGCCGTAGCCGGGCGCAGTCTTGTCGCCGCCCAGCCCCAGCAACGTCATAAGCTGGTTTTGGCTGGTAAGCCCTGCTTCGCGGAACGGCGCTTGCAGTTCAACTTGCTTGTCAAACATTGCCCGCTGCGCGGCGGCGCTTTGCTGCGCTGCATTTTCCTGAGCGTTTGCAGCTTGGCTAGATCCATATAGACTTGCGCCTGCGCCTAGAACGCCAGCACCCAAAATGGCAGTTTCAATACCCATATCAGTTGCCCCTCACCAGCGCGCCGTCTTCGCGAACCTTGAACCCAAGGCGGTCGAAGATACCATACATATACTCATGCCCTGGCATGATCCGCGTGTAGGCGTTCTCATGCGCGAACAGTTCCGCCAGTACCCCTCGCGTTGCCCACCGCCGCCGCCACTCAAGCAGAACAGACACATGAACTTCGCCGTCTTTGAAGTACGCCGCCCCTACACAGGTATCGTTGCGGACTATAGCCTTAACGTCCCAACTTTGCAAAACGTTTGCGTAATCCTCGTATGCAACTGGTTGAGACCAATCCGTAGCGCGAAATCCAACCTCCAGCGCCAGATCCCGGTCATCAACCAACCGCGTTGCCATACGCCACCTTACTCGTACAGGATGTTGACGCTACCGGCGTCGAACGTGTCGGTGCCGTTGACGGTGGTAAGGCGAACGCGGTCAAGGGTGCCAGCAAGGGATGGGGTTGCGCCGCCACAAAAATGTGTACCACTATTAGACACAAGAGATGTGGTTCCAGATGAAATCCATGTGTTGCTACCGAATAAACAAAGCGTAATATTACCGCTGTACACGCTTGCCGCCGTTAAACTTGATGTAACCAAAATACCAGCCGTAGATGTTGCAGAAACTACTATACTAGTTACGACTGACGCCGACGACGAATATCCGCTTGTTGTTACGCTACCAGATCCTATTTGAATAAGAATATTGCTTGTGCCGTTGGTGCTAATACCGCTTAACATGATCGTGATGCGCTTTACCCAAGACGGAATGCTTGTAAAATCCACAGACGTTCCGCTTGTTGTCGCGACGGCGGTCCCCTGCGTAATTTTTTGCGTCGGCGTAAACGTTGATCCATCAGTTGAAAATGGCACTTGTCCAATAGCGGTAGCTAAACCGGTGGACGGTGCGGCGCTGGTCCAAGTTGTGCCATTAGATGTCAACACATTTTTGCTTGTGCTAGGTGCAATTGTTTGAAATGCTGCCGTATTGTTGCCCAGCAAAACCGAATTGGCGGTAAACGTTGCCGCGCCAGATCCTCCGTTGGACACGCCCAGCGGCGAAGTCAGACTGACAATGGTGCCGTTCGTGATTGAGCCGCCGTAAACGATATTGTTGATAAGTTGAAATGCCGTTCCGTCGTATTCAACCAACATCATTTTGCCAGCTTGAATGTCTCCCGCTGACAACGCCACGGAACCATTCTTGGTAATGCTTGTAGCGGTCAAGCTGTCAATGCTGAGAGTTGCTGCGCCAGTGTTAGTGTTGGCAGCAATAAAACTGTAGATTGCGCCGGTCGCGTAGGCCGTCAACGTGGGCGTAGCCGTAGCGGTAATGGAATTTGTGCCAGCAACAGAACTGAGTTGGCTGTTGATGCCGAACGGATCATTGATGGACGGGATGCCGTCATAGGTGCCAATCAATTCGTCTACAGAATTGTACAATACAAACTTCAGCAAGATGCCGGTAGCCTGCCAAATTTCGTTTGGAGTACGACCGCCCGCGTTCAAAATGATTGGGTTGGTGTTAGCTACCGTTCCGGCGCTGGTCGTGTAGGTTGCCAGTAGCGTGGTGGTGCCCGCCGCGTAACTGTACAGTTTGCCGCCAGCCAACGGAATGCCGTTGTCGTCAAAAAACTGAGCGCCTGCGCCAGCAAAAGCCGAAAGGTTGTAGGTTGTCATTGTCCGATCCTATAGTATCTGCGCCACAGTCAAAACTGTACCTGGCGCTGCGGGATAGGCTGGGGAAGTGCTGGCGGCGTAGGTTGCAATCTGAGCATAACCTAGCTTGGACAGTCCGTACAGTTCGAAATATTCGCCAGCGGCGAACGCGTAGGTAAAGCTCACGGTTATCAGGACGCTACCTGCTACGCCCGCGTGTTGGGATGGAACCGTCGCGCGTCTAGCGGTGGCGGCAACATCCGCGCCGTTGACGCGAAGCCAGACGGTCATATCGTCGTCATTGGACGCATCATTGTTGGTTAATTGGAGCGAAGCATTGATGATGTACTGGCCCGCCTCCACGACAGTGACGCGCGACGACGCCAGTGTAAACCCATGTGCGGCGTAGGTAAGACCTACCGGTACAATGGTAGGCGTGTTTGCTGCCCAAGCCGTGCTAGTGGTGTCGTAAAACGCGGCGTTGGTTACTGCTGCCGCAGCGACGTTGTACAGGTATTCAAAGTACCGAAACCATTCGCGCGAGGGCGTCCGGTTGTCGTCTTCCGTAATGAAGACGCGGGAGCCAGGGATGCGGGTCTCGTTAAGCATTGGTGGCGCTCGCAATCAACTTTGCGCCCATGATGTAGACCGGCACCGGATCTGTCCCAGAGATCTCGTACACCCGGTCGCGGATTTTCTGGGTCATGCCGAGCCTGCGCCAGAGAACGCGCTTGCCGTATTCGCCAATCATACCCATAGGTCGCCAATGTTCATTGGACCAAGTGTGACCGCCATCGTCAGACCAACGCAACATAATTTGAGGATCTGTTCCCTGCACAATCACCGCGTCTGTAGTTTCCTGTGATTCCCCACCGATAGCATCTGCGGACACCGCGTTTGATGAAATGCTGCTAAGATACGTGGTTACCGCAGGCGTTCCGCCGTCCAGACCTACGCCCGACTCGCAATCAAGTTGCAAGCTGTGCTGCGCTGTGCGGGTCAGATTGTTGGTGTTGGGGGGCAGCGCCCGCCACGAACGCAGCCACTTTTGGGTGCGCCCGCCATCCGCAAACAGCGTCAGATCGTATGTGTAGATCTCGCCGGATTGATAATCGCCCAAAGTGATGGCGTTGTTGAAGAACGTCTGACACGCTGCGCGTTGGCGGATAAAATCGCCGTTGGCATACCCGGCGCGTTCGTGCCACGCATTTGTAGCTACATCGTACACCCACGTCGCATTGGCGGACGGGAAAGACAGGACGTAGAAAGCGTGGCCGTCTTGCTGGTATGTATACGCTGTCGCATCGCTTATGTTGGGGTATTGTTGGATCTGCCATTCGACGGCATGGGTGCTGACGCGGACGCCGCTATAACCCTTGGCACGGTAAACAATGCCTTTGCCGCGAGTGTCTGCGCCCAGCCAAAAAACTGAGTTGTCAAGCTTGGCGACGGAGTACGTTGCGGCACATCCAATTTCCATAAACGCGCCTTGAATGCGCTGGAGCGGAAACCCCGCATTGCCCGCGTTGTACCAAACTTCGACCGTATTAACCCCAAACAACCAAGCTTCAGAGTGATCCGCAATGGAGGACACCAGATTGTCCGGCGAACCTTCTGCGCTGGCAAAGTCCAACGGGTCAATCGATGTACCGTCGAGAATGGCCGTGGACCACACAAGTTGGCTGTTTGGCTCTATGAAGATGAAATACCCATCCAGATACGAGACCGTTACCGCGCCCGTGAAGTCGGGATCAGTGATTTGACCAAAAGCATTTGTGGTGTTGTTGAAAATATAGCTGGGGCCATTGCACGCCACGAAAAGCTGGATGCCGTTGTCCGCCATTGACACGGGGCCGTCGTTGGCGACCGTACCCAGCAGAACCGCACGGTAGCTGGTATCAACTTGGTACAGGCTGTTGCCCGAAACGACATACATGTAGTTGCCGTATGAGTGCAGACCACGGATAGGGCCGGTGCCGATAGTGGCAAGCGCCCGCAACCCAGGCGCACGTTGAAGAAACGCGGAGGTTTTGCCGCCAGAATCTTCCGGCAGCACTTCGGGAAACATGTTGATCATGCGGCTGTCCGCAGCGTTGACGCTGCGGGCCGTATACGCGGAGCCAAGGATGGGCGTCTGCATCAGAAGTTTCCGGCGAAGATGTTAAACCGCTGGCGGGTGCTGACGATGGCGTAGGGGATCGACATGATGTCGTCGGGGTTGTTGATCCGCTTGAGATTGCGCTTGGAATACATCGCGATACGATTGATTGTAGGCGGCGGTTCAATGCCAAACTCAGGGGCGATTTCGCAAGCCAAGTTGTACCGAAACGCTCGCAGGTAGCCGGGCGGGAAGTACAGTTCCGTCGCCAATGTCGCGGGTTGCGTCAACTGCGCCGCCGATATGAAGTGCCATTCCAACACCTTGGTAGGCACCGGGTAAATGTGCATGCCGATGTTGGGAAAATTGGTATTGATCCACATTACTTGTGGAAAAGTGCTGGTCACGGTTTTGACCGCGATGCCGTCGTACTGCTGCTGGTTGATTATCTTAATGCCGTAAGAGATGCCAGTTGAAGCATCCACAAAATACGTTGCGTCATCCATCAGGACCGGGCGGTCGCCAACGAAGTCGCCGGAAGGACCAAGGGTCTGGCTGATAAGGCCCGGCAACCATGAAAACACTTGCTCTTGCGTTGTGAACGTCGCAAGTTTTTCCGTGCCCCAAGAGTCAATCATCTGATTGAGTGCGGACAGCGCGTCTTGTGACGTACCAGCGGATGGCGTTTCACCTTCGGCTAAAACGCCAAGAAGGCGAAGGGCTCCGTTAATCTGATCCCCGGCTGTCGTCATGGCTCGTCAATCCCTCATTCAGCGGCTTGCGACCGCGTCGCCGGGGTGCAAGTTCGTTTACCGGCTCTGATGCGTCAGAGAACGGGGCTTCGCCAAGAGTATAGCGGCTCCAGCCATTTTCTTCATCATAAATCGCTTCGGCTTCCATAGTGGCGACTTTGGTGCCGTGGACCGGATGGCGCATGTAGATCATGAATTTACCTGTGGAAAAACGCCCCGCCGTTAAGCGGGGCGTTAGAAGATTACGCGATGCGGTACAAAGTCCAAGCCAGATCGCCGGTCTTGCGAGCGCGGAACTGAGCGGACGTAGCAGCGGACACGGCAGCAGCGCCGACGATGGTCCAGCCCGTGCCAACCACAACGGTCGCCGCGTTGGTGGCGCCCGTGTTGATGATCACGACCTCAAAGGAGCTGTTATCCTTGGCGCTGGTGACCAGAGCTTCGGTAAGAGCCACGGTGGGGAGCGTCAGATTAGCGACAGCGCCCGTGTAGGTGATGATGCCGGACGTAATTTCCGCAGCGGTAAGCACCGCAGCAGCGGTCTTTGCAACGGGAGCAGACTGAACGCCAAGCGTGACTTCAGTAAGGTTGCCGTCGCCAAGCTGGTAACCACCAGCGCCATTCGGAAGAGCCATGATATTCTCCTAAACAGTTGAAAGGGAGATCTGGGGCCGCAGCCCCAGAAAGAAGTGGTTAACCCCACATACGCACGGCCATAGGCGCGCGGATAACGGAGTAGCCGTAAAGAACGTCAATACGGCAAGGCATACGGTCGTTGTTGATGTCGTACTGGCGAACAATACGCATCGAGATGCCGTTGTGAACCTGACGAGAAGCCATGTCCACGCCCTGCGGCAT